ACTTGGTAAGTCTAGTGTGACTAGGGAGTTAGAGCATTGGCTAATCAAACAGACTAAAGATAATGTAGGTATCATTGCATTAGAGGAAGATTGGAGAAGGACCATTGATGGTATTCTATCTATCGAAGCTAACGCTAGACTTTACATTGACCAAGAACGAGAGAAGTTTAGCCGAGAAGAACTAGATAAATTCTTTGACATTCTTTATGATGGCGATAATAAAAATAGAGTCTGGGTACATGCTCACTTTGGTACAAATGATATTGATGATATCTTTTCTAAATTAAGATATATGATTATTGGATGTGAATGTAAGTGGGTTGTCGTAGACCATTTACACATGCTTGTAAATGTTTTACATGAAGGCGATGAGCGTAGAGGTATTGACACTTTGATGAATAGATTAAGGTCTTTAGTAGAAGAGACAGGTGTTGGTATGATACTAGTGTCTCATTTACGTAGAGCTTCTGGTGACAAAGGACATGAGCAAGGTATTGAAGTTTCTTTATCGCATCTCAAAGGCTCACAAGGTATAGCACAGTTGTCTGATTGTGTTATTGCTTTAGAAAGAAATCAACAGGCTACAGACCCTGACGAGGCTGATATTACAAAGGTTAGGGTTTTGAAGTCTAGGTATACTGGAGATACAGGTTTAGCCTGTTCTTTAAAATATAATATAGATACAGGAAGATTGTTTGAGGTGACTGAAGATGAAATACTTGAACAAGAACTCTTCTGAAATAATATTTGATATTGAGGCTAATGGTTTAACTCCTGACAAAGTATGGTGTATTGTTGCAAAGAAAGTAAACGGAGATATTTACAAGTTTTCTGAGGACACCTTACTAGATGGAGTTAAATACTTAATGAGTGCTGAAGTATTAATAGGGCATAACATTATAGGATATGACATCCCTGTCTTAGAAAAAATATTTAAAGTAGAGTTTAAAAATAAAATAAAAGATACTCTAGTCATGTCTAGGTTATTTAATCCTGTTAGAGAGGGACATGGTTTAGAACCTTGGGGTAAAAGACTAAACAAACACAAACAACAAAAGCCTATCTCTTTTGATTTTTACGATAGTGCAATGCTAGATTATTGTACTCAAGATGTAATTGTAAACGAGGCTGTTTATAATTATTTATTAAAAGAGGGTAAAGATTTTAGTGAAGAGTCCATAGCATTAGAACATAGTGTAGCTAAATCAATACAAAGACAAGAAGAGACTGGATTCTTTTTTGATGCTAGAAAAGCTACTGAACTTATGGCTTATCTAAAAGAAAAACAATATTTAACAGAAACAAAAGTTCAAGAAACATTTAAACCTAGAATTACAAAAACATTATTGATTCCTACTAGAACTGCTGAAGGTGTTCTGTCTAGATTAGCTATAAGAGATGACCCATTAGATATTTACAATGGAGCAAAAGCTAGATTAACAGAAGAAGAATATCAAACAATGTTAAAAGGAAAAGAAGTTTATAGAACTAAAATTGAAGAATTTAATTTAGGAAGTAGAAAACAAATTGGAGAATATCTTATAGATTTTGGATGGAAGCCAAAAGAATTTACTCCAAAAGGACAACCTATTGTTGATGAAAATGTACTAAAAAATATTAAAAATATACCAGAAGCTACAATGATTGCAGATTATTTGTTATATCAAAAAAGGATAGCTCAAGTAAGCTCTTGGTTAGAAGAATTAGATAATGATAGAGTTCATGGTAAGGTTATATCTAACGGAACTATTACATCTAGAATGGTGCATTACAGCCCTAACATGGCTCAAGTTCCAAATGTTGGCAGTCGTTATGGAAAAGAGTGTAGGTCTTGTTGGACAGTGCCTGAAGGATATAAACTTGTAGGAATAGATGCTTCATCTTTAGAACTAAGAATGTTATGTCATTACATGGGAGATGAAGACTATACTAAAGAAGTTATTAGTGGAGATATACATACAAGAAATCAACATTTAGCTGGATTGGAAAACCGCATGCAGTCAAAGGTTTTCGTATACGCTTTTCTTTATGGGGCAGGTGATGCTAAGATAGGCTCAATAGTTGGAGGTGGCACAGCTAAAGGAAAAGAACTTAAAAATACATTTCTTAAAAACTTGCCATCTTTAAAATCTCTGCGAGACAGAGTTCAAACAGCGGCAAAGAGGGGATACTTAAAAGGATTAGATGGTAGAAGAATATTTGTTCGTAGTCCACACTCTGCTTTAAACAGTTTGTTACAGGGTGGTGGTTCTATAGTTATGAAAAAATCTTTGCAATTATTACAAGAAAAAATAGATTTGAATAGATTAGATGCTAAGTTTGTAGCGAACATACATGACGAATGGCAAATACAAGTAAAAGAATCTCAAGCAGAATGTGTTGGTGTTATTGGTGTTGAATCAATAGAAGAAGCAAGTAGATATTTTAAAATGCGTTGTCCTTTGACAGGCGAATATAAGATAGGAAATACTTGGTATGAAACCCATTAAAGAAGATAGAAAAAAATTTGATATAGATTTATCTTACGGTTCAATACGAGAAGATAAAATTATTGATATGTTTTTAAATAAAAAAATAGAAGTTAAATCAGAAAAAAATATGTGGCAAGATACAGGAAACATTTGTATTGAGTACGAGTCTTGGGGAAGACCCTCTGGAATAAAAGCAACTGAAGCTGATTATTGGTTTCATAATCTTTGTGTTGGAGAAAACGAATACTGTACTTTAGTATTTAAAACAGAGGTATTGAGAAGCATAGTTAATGATTTAGACACCTTTAAAAGTGTGTCTGGTGGAGATAATAAAGCTAGTAAAATGTTTTTAATAAACTTACAAAAGTTATTTTCATCAGATGTAATCAAAGCATTTAAGGAGTTAGATAATGAAAAGTGAATCTACTCATTGGTATACTAGGGACGGAGAACCAATGTATACAATCATTGGTGCAAATGGAAAAGAAAGAAATACAAATTTAAGAGATGCAAGAACTTTGGGTCTTGTTCCTTCTGTCACCACTATAATTGGTATGACTGCTAAACCAGCTTTAGAAAACTGGAAGATAAGTCAAGCAGTTAATTCTGCCTTAACTTTAGAAAGAAAACATTCAGAGTCCTTTGATTCTTTTTTTTATAGATGTAAAGAAGATGCAAATAAAGTAAGTTTAAAAGCGGCAGAACAAGGAACTAGAATACATGCTCTAATTGAAGATGGTTTTTTAGGCGGTAAAAAAACTAAACCTTACAAAGCAATTAAAAATTTTCTTGATAGGCATTTTCCTAACAAAGAATGGATAGCTGAAGATTCTTTTTGTGCTAATGAAGGGTATGGTGGCAAGATAGATTTGTATTGTAAAGAAGGTATTTTTGTAGATTTTAAAACTAAAGATAATTTAGAGGGTAAAGAATCAAAAAAATTAGTTTTTGACGAACATGGAATGCAGTTGTCTGCGTATGCACAAGGATGTCAAATACAAAATCCTAAACGAGTTTCTATTTTTGTAGATAGAAAAGATACAGGATTAATACTTGGGCATATATGGGACGAAGAATCTCACGAAAGGCATCTTGCTATGTTTAATTGTGTTCTCGAATATTGGAAGTTACTTAAAAAATATAATCCTAAAGTAAGTAATTTGAACGAACACATTTACGATGCCGAAAAGAAAACCTAGAAAACCTAGACCTAAAAAAGTTGGAATACCTAAAGGCTATGATAGTCTGTGGGAGCTTTCTTTACATGAGACTGTTTTAAAAAAATGGAGTCATCATAAAGATTGTATTGACTATGTTATTGAACATAAATATGAACCAGATTTTGTAAAGAAAATAAAAGGTAAAACAATTTTGTTAGAGGCTAAAGGAAGGTTTTGGGATTTTGCAGAGTACAATAAATATATTCATATTAGAAAAGCGTTGCCTAAAAATTGTGAACTTATTTTTTTATTTCAAAAACCTTTTGCCCCTATGCCCGGAGCTAAAAAAAGAAAGGATGGAACTAAAAGAACTCATGCTGAGTGGGCAGACAATAATAAATTTAGATGGTTTAGCGAAGTTAATTTGCCAGAGGAGTGGGTAAGTTATGGAGTATAAGTTTAATGAAGGAGATATAATTAAACATATTAAAAAATATATTGATAGCACATATGAAAAACATTATGCTCGTGGCAAATATCAAGCGACAGATATGATTATAGATGCTGGTCATGGTAAAGGATTTTGTATGGGTAATATTATGAAGTATGCTATGAGATGCGGTAAGAAAGAAGGAGTTAACGCAGAAACGGATTTACTTAAAATAATACACTATGCAATAATAGCGATTAATTTAGAAGATACCAGTAGGAGAACAAAATGATTGAAGACAAAGTAGGTGTTAAAACTTATCTCGGTATTGAAATAAATTATGATAAAGAAAAAAACTTTAATAAGTTTAGTATAGATACGCTCAAAGATAGATATTTTTGGGATAAAGAAACAACAGCACAAGAGGCTTTAGCTCGTGCCTCTGTATTTGGTGCAACATTTAAAGGAGATACAGATTTTGAATTGGCTCAAAGACTTTACGAATATAGCTCCTCGTGTTGGTTCATGTTTAGCACTCCTATACTTAGTAACGGGGGAACTACACGTGGGCTTCCTATCAGTTGTTTTCTTAATTATGTACCTGACAGCAGGGGTGGGCTATCTTCTCACTATGATGAAAACATATGGCTTGCAAGTTCAGGTGGAGGCATTGGTGGATATTGGGGGCATATTAGAAGCAATGGGGTATCTACTACTCATGGCAGTCGTTCTACTGGCTCAATTCCTTTCATGCATGTAGTTGACTCTCAAATGTTAGCCTTTAATCAAGGGGTAACTAGAAGAGGAAGCTATGCGGCATACATGGACATTAGTCATCCTGAGATAGAAGAATTTATTAATATGAGAAAAGAATCTGGTGGAGACATAAATAGAAAAAATTTAAATCTTCATAATGGTGTTAACATAACAGATGCTTTTCTAACTGCTGTAAAAAATAATGAAGACTGGAGGTTGATAGACCCTAAATCAAAAGAAGCTGTTAAAATTATAAACGCTAGAGATTTGTGGTGGCAGATATTACATGCTAGGGCAGAAACAGGAGAGCCTTACATGGTTAATATAGACAGATGTAATGAACATTTACCGAAACAACAAAAAGATTTAGGGTTAAAAATACAACAAAGTAATTTATGTTCTGAGATAACTTTACCTACTGATGAGGAAAGAACTGCTGTATGTTGTTTGTCTTCTGTTAATTTAGAATACTTTGATGAATGGTCAAAAGAAAATTTATTTATTAAAGATTTAATTACCATGTTAGATAATATACTACAGCATTATATTGACAATGCTATAGATACAAAACAATTAGGAGAATATAGTGCAAACTTTAAACGATTTCAAAAATACGTTAGACAGGGCAAGGAAGGTTTTACCAAGTCTGCCTACTCTGCATATAGAGAAAGGAGTTTGGGTTTGGGTGCAATGGGCTTTCACGCATATTTGCAGTCTAAACAAATTCCTTTTGAAGGTTTATTCGCAACAAGTTTCAATCATAAAGCGTTTACCTACATTAAATCAAAAGCTACGGAAGCTACTGAGGAGTTGGCTATTGAAAGGGGAGAAGCTCCTGACATTCATGGGTCAGGTAGGAGAAATGCTAATCTCATGGCTATTGCTCCTAATGCTAGTAGTGGTATTATCTGTAGTGGTACTTCTCCCAGTATTGAGCCTTTTAGGGCTAACTGCTACACTCATAAAACTTTATCAGGTTCTTACCAAGTTAAAAACAAATACTTAGAAAAATTATTAAAAAGTAAAGGAGTTAAAAGTAAAGAGTTAGATGCTATATGGAAAGATATTTTTGCTAATGAAGGTTCTGTACAGCAACTAGATATTTTAAACGACCAAGAAAAAGAAATATTTAAAACTGCAAATGAAATAAATCAAATATGGATTGTTGAACATGCTTATCAAAGACAACAATATATATGTCAGGCTCAATCAGTAAATTTATTTTTTACAACTCCTAAATCAACAGAAGACCAAAAAGTTCACGATGACTATATGCAATATGTAAATGATGTGCATTGGTACGGTATGCATACTTTAAAATCATTGTATTATTTTAGAACTAATGCGGCACGTAATGTTGAAAATGTTAATATTAAAATACCTAGAATTAAATTAGATGATGTAGAATGTATAGCTTGTGAGGGTTAATATGCAAAATAGAAAAGAAATATACGATGCTTTAGTTTTAAAATATAAAGCACAACAACAAAAAGCAAAAACAAATTTAAAAGTTTATTTTTTAGGAGTGGTAGGTGTAGCAGAACATCCTGATGTTGTGGATACTGTAGATAAACTATTAAAAGAATATGCTGAAGCTACTGAATTATTAAAAATATTAGAGGAGAACTTTGATGAGCTTGCTGAAAACACGAGACTATTATAAACCTTTTGAATATCCTTGGATGTATGAATACTACAAGTTACAAAACCAAATGCATTGGATGCCTGAGTCTGTTCCTTTACATAATGATGTAAAAGATTGGCAAGATGTTACAGCAGAAGAGAAGAATTTATTAACACAAATATTTAGATTGTTTACACAATCAGATGTTGATGTCGCCTCTGGATACATAGATAAATATATGCCTGTGTTTAAAAAACCAGAGGCTAGAATGATGATGGGTTCTTTTGCAAATATGGAATCTATTCATCAAGATGCATATAGTTTACTGCTTGATACTGTGGGTATGCCTGAGATTGAATATAAGGCGTTTTCAGAGTATGAAGAGATGGCAGACAAGCATGACTACGTGGGTCACTTTAAACCTCTTAAATCGGATAAAAAGACCGTTGCAAAGACTTTGGCAGTTTACTCTGCATTTACAGAAGGACTGCAATTATTTTCTAGTTTTGCAATACTTCTTAACTTTCCTAGGTTTGGAAAGATGAAAGGTATGGGACAGATAGTTACTTACTCTATTCGTGATGAGTCTTTACATGTTGAAGCAATGACTAAATTATTTAGAGAGTTTATACAAGAAAATTTAGATATATGGACAGACGATTTTAAGGCAGAGCTTTATCAAATATGTAGAGACATGGTTTATCTTGAAGATAAATTTTTAGATTTAGTTTTTGAGATGGGTGACTTGAAAGGATTGTCTAGGTCAGATATGTATGCTTATAATAGATATATTGCTGATAGACGTTTGTTGCAGTTAGGATTAAAAACTAACTACGACCAAAAAGAAAATCCATTACAATGGTTAGATGAAGTGATGGGTGTAGAGCATCAAAACTTTTTTGAGGGAAGGGCTACAACTTATATGAAAGCAGGATTAAAAGGTAGGCAAGACTCAATAACTTTCTCAGGAATAAACAAGTAATGTCTGTAACTGAAGAGGCTAAATTATTAGGCTATACCCTATTGTATAATAGGGCTGGTCATTTAATAACAGAAAGAACTTCTGTAGATATTAGAAAGTTAAAAAAATATTTTACTGATGAAGAATATTCTTTATTAAAGAGTGTCATAAGAGAGGGTAAAGTTGAATTAGATTCTATTCATAATAAAATTGAAGCTAATTTAAATGCTAGAAAAATGAAAGATTAATATTTTAATCCCCACCAAAAAAATATATGTATGCAAATAAACCGCCCCAGAAGAGGAATAATAATATTATCATCCACCACCGAGCACCCTCTCCATTATAGTCCTCTAGCCAAGACATTATAAGGCATCCTCTTCTTCAGGCTCTGGTCGTGGCACTACATTTACTCTAGTTACAGTTGTATCTTTTTCTACCCATTCTGGGCGGCAGAAAACTGTGCCTTCTTCAACCCCTTTATAGTATCTGCGTTGTTGAGTTAGTATCTGAGCAACGTATTCACAATGACTTGGGTTTATATAATAAGTCTTTTTAGAATCGTCTGGGATACCATCAACTAAAACGATTAAAGCAATTACTAATTTCATCGCCTTTCTTTAAGCATTAACTCAATAAGAGTTCCTAGTTTCTCGTCTGTAGCTTGTGATATTTCTACCTGACGCGATAAACCATCTGCTATTTGTTGAATTGCTTGCTCGTTCAAAGCTGTTTTTTGAGTATTGCTATTTGTATCTTCAACAACCTTTTCAACAACTTTCTCAACACGTTCTACTTCTTTAGCAGTTGCCTGTGCATTTGCTTGTGCCGCCCCATAGGAGATAGCACCTACAAATAAACTAACAATCAAAGGCAAAGCCCATGTTGGAATCGATATACTATTTGACATAATTATTACTCTCTTTTACATAGTTGATTTCATTTCTAAATAATGTGTGACCTCTAGCTAAAGTATCTATAGACCAGAACACTACAAAGAAACACCAAAAAATTACACAGTACCAACAATTTCTTACTGTCTTACTACTTCTAAAAGTTGGTATTAACTTCATTAATTATCTTTCTCCTTTTCTTTTTCTGCTGATGCACCAAAGTAAAAACTAACTACTGCACTAGACAGTCCTCCTAAGTACCCAAGTACAAGGTTGATTAGAGCCTCAGAATTCTGTTCTGGCGGCTGTAAAGTTACAAGGAATATGTAGCCCATAAAACCTCCAACAACGCTTAAACCGATGATTCTGGCTGTCCAATCCCTAGAGAATTTTAATCTTGCATCTTGTTTATCTTTTGTAGCTATATTAAATACATCAACATCAAGCTCTTTCATTTGTATTTTAAAA